CTATTTCTTCCCCTCCAACAGATCACTGAGATTCAGCGCCCACCCCTCCCGCTCCGACTGAAAAACCGTCCGGTACTGAGTCAAGGTAAAGGCCACCGACGCATGGCCCAGCTGCTTGCTCACCAGTTCCACCGGCACGCCCCGGCGCAGGCTCAGCGAAGCATAGGTATGGCGCAGCCCGTGAATCGGTAAGTGCCTCACCCCGGCCTGGTCACAGATCCGCTCCATGTCCCGCTTCAGGTTGTGCGGATCCAGGGTGGCCCCATAGCTGTTCGTAAAGATGCGCCCGCTCTCCGCCCACACCCGCTTCCGTTCATACCCTTTGGAATGTCCTTTGACTGGGCCAGCCAGCGCCTCACGCTGCACCGCCTGATCAGCCTGGACCTCTCGCAGCAGCGTCACCGTATCGGGGGAGAGGTAGACCGTGCGGCGGCTGCCCTTGGTCTTGGGCGTGGTGACAATCGGCCCCTTACTCGCCGCGGCCACAATCTCTGTCACCTCTGCCGTGCCCTTCTCCAGATTCACATCCTGCCAGCGCAGGCCTGCCACCTCGCCGCGCCTCATGCCGGTACTCAGGGCGAAGATGAAAAACGCGCCGCGCCAATCCTCTTTCGCGGCCTTCAGAAACTGGGCCGCTTCCTCAGCCGTGTACGCGGGTAGCCCTTTGCGCTCTTTGCCTCGCAACGGCGCGGGCTTCACGATCTCAGCCACGTTGCGCGTGACCAGTTCCAACCGGAATGCATCGCCCAGAGCAGAGATCAGTAACTGATGCACCTGGCGCTGGCTGGATGCGCCGAGGTTTTCTTTGTTCAGGTGGTCGAACAGGCGGCGCAGATCAGCCGGAGCCAGCTTCTGCAAGCGCCGGTTGCCGATGGTGGGCGTGATGAACCGCTGGAGTAAGTCAGCCTGAATCTCGTGGGTTCGCACGGCGCGGGCCTTCTCCCGTCCGGCCAGCCAGCGCGTCAGGTATTCGGTCAAGGTTTCGGCGCTGGGATCCACCACGCCGCCGCGTGTGGCATCTGCGATCAGCTTCGACAGGGCTTGCTGGGCCGCCGTCTTGCTGTCGGCCATGCCACTGTGGCGGGTGCCCTCGATCATGATTTCAAAACGGAAGCGGCCAGAGGGGAGCTTACGAACGCTCCCCTCTCCGTTCCCGCGCTTGCGGGTGGGCTTGGTCATTACTGGAGTTTCAGTAAAACGAAGGGAGAAATCCTATTCATATTATTTACTTGGGAACGGAACGCCGTTCTTCATCTGAATAATGTTTTTCCCCAGATCGACTGAGACGTAATCGAAAGCCGCAGATTCCCCTTTTAAGAAGAACTCAATTTTGTCGTTACCGTCGTGCTTCACCTGCGTCACCTTATTCTGGAAGAACACTGGCTGGAGTGGACCCCCATTAACCTTTGCCCCTAGCACTAGATCATCAAACAGACTTTGGTAGGTTTCGCCGTCATATTTGAGATTTAACTTGCCACTGTTTATTTCTAAGCTTAGGCGTTGTTGAAAATAATCTTGGTAAATATTTGGGTAAATGTAATCACTGGAAAAAGCAAGTACAAATCGTCTTTTAGGTACTTCACTGTCCACTTCTCCATCACGAAATGGAGGAGTAATAAGTTTGATCGTCTTGTCGATTAGCCCATCTACCCGAATAGAATTTTTCGTTGAAGAAATCGTGTAAGTAGGGCACTTCATAGTCAAAGGGCCACTAACAAATTTGGTTGATGCCTTGTTTGGGAAGGAAGCCGGGTAGTACACCAGCAAAGAAGAGAAGACATCGTCAAGTCCGCTCTGTAAGCCACCTTTGCTTGCATAGGTCACCAAAGCGTTCGCGTTACAAGGAATTGTGCGTTGTGCCTGTGCCGTACTGGCAAAAAAGGACAACAGGGAAAAGACCAGTAGCTTTTTCATATCTCTCCTCAAAACGTGACAAGCCCCACGCACGTCGCCAATCGCTTGGGCACCGCAAAGAGTTTGGCTTCCGGCAACACCAGCCCAATCTCAGGCACCCGTTCATAGCGCCAGAAGGGGAGACGGGTGTTGCACGTCGCCACATGTGCGATATAGCTGCCACTCGTGATGAATGCTGCCCGTTGCGCTTCCACGTCAGAGCTGATGAAACGGTGCAATGCAGCGGGCAGACTGGCCTGCCCAGCAATCGCCAGGTTCACAATGGCTTGCGGCGTATTGCCGTACATCTGCTGGACGATGTTGACTAGTGGATCAGGCATGATCATCCGCGCTGCGCCGTGGTTCATCACGGCCTCTAGGTGGTGCTCAGCGTCCTCTTCATCTACTTCGGCAGCAATAGCCTCTTCTAGCCCCTCACGCTGGGCAATGACATGGTTGATCTCATGCAGCAGCGTGAAGCGCCAGCGGGCCACGTGTAGGTCCCGCGCCATCTGGATCAGCGCGGGTGGGCCTTTGCTCGCTTTGTTCTTCGTGCCAGGAATGACCCGAATACCCATGAGTTCGGCCAACTTGCGAGGATCTGGCTCGTAGTCGTATTTGGCATGTTCCCGATCAGATGCGGCCAAGAATTGTGCAGTGGCCTCACGCATTTAGTTTTCCTGTCCAGGTTGCACACCGAACCGCACAAGGTTTCGGTAGAAATCCAACCAGTCTTCGGGGGTGTCAGCTTCCATAGAGCGGTTTTTGAAGCTCGCCAGGTAGTCCTGCCATTCAGGTTTTGCCAGATCCGGGTAACGGGTACTGTACATCTCAACGGCCTGCTGAAGTTCATCTGGTAGGGGGCGGCGCTGCTTTGGCTCAACTACAATCACAACTTCAGGGGCAGCCACAATCTCGACAATGGTGCCCGGACGGATGCGCTCGATTTCCTCACGCGGTAAGCGGAAGAATTGCACCAATGAGGGGAAATGCTCACTGTTCAAAATGTTGTATCGCCCGCCTTCCAGAGCGCTGAGATACTGAACGTTCGGAATGGTTGTACCCTCGATTACGTCCTGAAGGCGCAATTTCCTACTTAGCCTCAGCTGTTTGAAATACGCCCCGGCCTCTTCGCGGGTCATGGGTTGAGTTGGGGCGTCAGGCACAAAAGCTCCTCTGGGAAGCACTGGAACGGTGTACATGCTCCCCTTTACGCTTAACTGTAATTTATAGTTCCCTGTATCGGTAGACAGTTGGCGACAAACTCCAAAGGGGTTGACGGTCTTTATAGTTTGCTATAAACTCTAAGGCATGCGAAACCAAGTAGGCCAGAATATCCGCGCCGCACGTGAACGGTGCGGCCTGGACCAACGAGAACTCGCAGAGAGGATGTTTGGTAAAGCGGCGCGGTCAAGCTACATCAGCGACGTAGAGAGCGGTAAGGCAGGCAATGTCACCGTTGAGCGGCTGGCTGAATTTGCTAAAGCTCTAAATTGTGATCCCTGTGATTTATTGCTGACTACAAACTCTAAAGGCGGTGTTGCGTGAATCCTTACCTGACCGTTGAAGAAGTGGCCGCGCTGTGGGCCGTTGATCCCAGAACTGTGCGTACCGAGATCAAGGCTGGACGCCTCGGCTGCGTGCGTGTCGGCCCCGCCCGCCGAACCATCCGCATCCCACCCGCCGCGCTTGCCGCCTGGGAAGCCGAACAACTGGGGGCCACCGCGCCCCTCCCCAACCTCAGCCTCACGGCCAATTCGGCCTGAAGCAAAAAACAGGCCGCGTGGATCAGACGCGGCCACCCCTTTAGGAGGTTTTGAACATGACCACGCTACCACACCGCCCCACTCGTGACGCCCGCCTGAATGCCATCGGTGACAAGGCGCTGAGCCTCACTGAGTTTGCCCTTCGTCAGCAGGGCTACACCCACGCCGTGTGCGTCTGCTGCGGCTACCAGCAGCCTCTGAGCCACTACCTGTATAGCGGTGACCGTTGCCCCGGCATTCAGGCTGACGACTCCGCTTGTGACGGCACGCTGATGCTCTCCAGCAACGGCGGCGCAGCGTGAACCGCCAATTCTTCCAGATGGCCTGCACGGTGGCCCTGACTCTGCCCCACGTGGGCAAGATTCTGGGCTTGACCGCACTGGGCAGCACCCTGTTCGTGCTGGTGCTGGCATGACTACCTCTTACGCCCCGGATCTGGCTGAGCTGACCGAAAAAGCCCGCAGCAAGCCCATGACACCCCAGCAGCGTGAAAGCGCTCTGGATCGCCTGGCTGAGCAGCGGATTGGCCTGCTGGATGAGTTGGCCCAACTGGACGCGACGATCACCGGCTATCAGCAGGCACAGGCCCGTGAGCAGCAGTCCGTGGTCGTTATCGAAAACCTTCTCCGCGCCATCGATGAACTGGGCTACCTGCCCAAAACCTTGCAGCGCTGCCAGGCCTGCGGCCACCCCAGCGCTGCCTCGATCTGCCAAAGCTGCGAGGTGCGCCGGTGAAAAGCCTGCTGCTCACCCCGCTGTTTGTGCTGCTGGTGCTGCGTGACACCGCCAAGAACCGCCTGAGCCGGAAGGTCCGCGCATGATCTTCGGCCTGATCTGCACCGCGCTCTTCCTGATGCTGGCCTACGCCGTGGACAAAGCCCGCGATTTGAACACCCAAAAGGACGTGACCTGATGTACGTGATCACCCGTCTGAGCGGCACTGAACAGCTCTCCACTGTCCCGGAATCACGTGGCCTGCGAATCAACCATGACCGCGCCCGTGCGGCCTGCATTGCACACGGCAGCCTGCACCATCGCCCCGCCCTGAGCATCCGCGCCTTCTACCTGCGGCGTCATGGCCTGAACGAAATCCGCGTGATCAAGGACGGACAGACCATCGAGCGGCGTGAGTTCCCGACGCTGCGGCTCGTCCATCCCTAGCCCACCTCGGGGGCGGCGCATCCATCCAACGCCGATCAGCCCAGCGACCCGCCGCACACCCTCTCAGCACCCGCCCCACCGACCCTCAACCGGGGCACCACAGGAGAACAATCATGGGACTCACCGGCCAAAGCAAGGAAAGCAGCACCTTCGAGCGCACCCTCTTCCCCGAAGGCACCTACGACATGACCCTCGACAAAGCGATCGTCATGATGGGCAAGCCCAGCCAGTACGCCCCCGAAGGCGCACCCAAGATCATGTTCGTCTGGAAGTGGGTGGATGAGGACGGCACCGAATTCGAGCTGACCGATTACCTCGGCTTCCCCAAAAACATGAAGTGGAACGAAAAGAGCGCCTTCTGGAAGCGAGCAGGCGAAATCGCGGGTCAGGCCTTCACCAACGAAAACGCGGGCCTGCTGGACCTGGATCTGGGCGAGTTCATCCAGAGCTACGCCGAACTGGTCGAACACATCAGCAGCGTCAACGATCAGGGCCGTCCCGAGAAGATTGAAGTGAAGAGCCTGACCGTCAATAAGGTCGAAATGCTTGGCGTCCAGCGCCGCCTCGTGGTGGGCGTGTGGGACAACGGCGAAAAACAGGGCAACGAAATCGCCAAGGTCATGCAGATCGCTGCGGCCCAGAAACCCGTGAAGCCCACCCGTCAGGCTGCACCGGCTCCGGCTCAGGCTGCCGCACCTGCCCAGCAAGCCCCTCGCACTCCCGCTCGCACGGCTCCGGCTCCCAAGGGTAACGAGTTCCCAGTCAGCCCCAGCGAAGCCGTAGACCTGCCCTTCTAAGCCGCCTCCCTCACCCAACAACAGGACTCCTGCGCCGCCGCCAAGCAAACGCAGGAGTCCTATTTAGCCCCTCGTAGGAGGTTCCACTATGTTAGACCGTTCACCGCTCTACTACCGCACCGACCCTCAGAGAGCCATACGTGAGCTGTCCGGAATTGGTTCCAAGCTGGGCAAAAAGATCGTCGAAGAATTGGGTGAAGGCGACCCCCATATCGCCCTCGGTACCATCGAACGTAACCCCTACAGCCTGATCGAGGTGGACGGCATCGGCTTCAAGAAGGCCGACAAGATCGCGTTGACCGACTTTGCCATCAGCTCTGACGACGTGCGCCGCCACCACGCGGGCAACCGCAGCATTCTCGAAACGACAGGCGTTCTCACTGAACGTCTGTTTGCTGCTGAGCGCGTGAAGCTGAACCTGTTCGACCCGGCCCACCAGTACGCCAGCGTCGATGTGGAGGAAGGCCGCTGCTGGCTGCCGGAAGAACTGGAGGCAGAGAAGGGGTTGGAACGCTGGATGCGTCTCTTGCCCACCGGTGGGGTTGTGGCGCTGGCAGAACTGACCCCAGCACAGCGGGCCATCTGTGAACGCCTTGGGCTGGATGAGGTGCAGACCAACGCTGTACGGGCTGCCCTCGCCAACCGGGTGCTGTTGCTGACAGGCGGTGCAGGTTGCGGGAAAACGCATGTGGTCGCTGCCCTGGCGCTGTGCAAGCTCACAGAGGGCCACAGTGTGCGCGGCATGGCGTTCGCTGGGAAAGCCGCTGACCGGATGCGCGAGGCGTTCGACCAGTACAACGTGCAGGCGGAGGCTTCGACGATTCACAAGGCACTGGGCTTCCAGAAAAAAGCCTTCACTGTCGAATTCTTGGCCGAAGACCTGATTGTCGTCGACGAATCCTCCATGCTGCCCGGTTGGTTGCTGTGGGCCATCGTGAGCCGCCTGATGCAAGGGGCCACCCTCGTGCTGGTTGGTGATGACAATCAGTTGCCCCCCATCGGCTACGGCATCCCGTTCGTTGACCTGATTCGATATGGGGTAGCCCGCGCCCATCTCTCCCGCAATTACCGTCAGGCAGACCAGCAGGGCATTCTGCACATGGCTGAAGGCGTGCTGAACCGTTCCCGCCCTGCACCGGCTGGCTGCGTCGAGATGCACCTCGGCGTGGATCCCGGCAATCTGGACGCGCTGTTTGACCAACTGATCCGCACCCACGGTGGTCAGGACTTCGAGGCGTGGCAGACGATCAGCTGGCGCAATGAGGACGTGGAGCGGTACAACCTCCGCGCTCAGGCCATCATCAACCCGCATGGCCGCCCGCTGTTCGAATACGCCTGCTGGAAGCTGGGCACCGATCCGCGCACACGCCGCCCGCTGGTGCAGGCCGAGATCCGGGAAGGCGACAAGATCATCGTGATCAAGAACAGCAGCACACTGGACATCTTCAACGGCCAGACCGGGCGCGTGGTGGGCATGCGCTCAAAGCCCAAGCTGGTACAGCGCCGGGACTCCGCGGGCAACTGGGAAGTCCAGGAAGGCGAGACCGTGCCGCACCTGACCATCGAAATCACGGGCCGGGAAATCGACATCCCGGAAGATGATGTGGAGAAGTACGTGCAGCTGGGCTACGTGATCACCGTCCACAAAGCTCAGGGGTCGGACTGGAGCCGCGTCCTGATCATGCAGCCCGCCAAGGTGCGCGATGACATGGCCCGCAAGTGGTATTACACGGCGATTACACGGGCCAAGGCGCACCTAGTCATCGTGTCTGCTCTGCGCGTGGTGGCGTGGTGGACCAATGCAGCCAGCGATGCACCGGACGAACCCAGCACACTGATGCTGCGGCTGGCGCGACCTGCACCCCTGCAAATACACGCGGCCATAGAACGACTGGCAGCGCGTGTGGCGCAGGCGGCTGCCCAGCCTGACCCTTGGGACGCTCCGGAGGGCGAGGTGTTCTGGGCAGACAACGTGGCGCAAGCGCCTCAGCCTGTTGCTCAAGCCCCTGCGCCTGTTGCGCTGGCCCGCCTCAGCGAGATCAAAGAAGCTTTCAAGCGCATGGATCTGGACGGTGTGGCGTGATGCTGTTCAAGCCTGAACCTCGCAGCCCGCGCACCTATGCTGAGAAGTGTCTCGACTGGGCGCTTGCCAGCTGCCATCCCGGCGTGACGTGGGCAATGCTGTCCGAGCGTGGTGCGACTGATTACGAACTGCGCTGGTACGTCGCAGAGTTCTGCTTTGGACTGGAAAAAGCATCTTCGGGTAAGCCGCACGATGAGTGGCTGCGTTTTGAGTGCGCTGGCTACGCGAATCCCTATCTCTTCGCGATCCGTCCGGAAGAACTCTTCCCCTCGGGCGGATTTGACAGAACACGCGGCCCTGACTTCCAGGGTGTGCCCCTGCTCAACACCGTGCGCGAATTGCGTGGGATCTGGAGACCACTGTGAAAGCCCTGACCCTGAAACAGCCTTGGGCATGGGCCATTGCTCATGCGGGCAAGGACATCGAGAACAGAGACTGGGATCAGCGCACCGCCGAACTCATGGGCCTGCACGAGCTGGTCGGCCAGGTCATCGCCATTCACGGCGGCGCCGCTCCAGTGCGGGGCAAGAATCAGGGCTGGCGCTACCTCACCAGCAGCATTGCCGACATTCACGCCCGGCTGGGCGGCGAACTGCCTGACGCTGCGGCCCTGAACCTCGCGCAGCGGGCAGGCGGCGAGAAATTGCATGCCCAGCACTTCATCACTCCCGGCATCGTGGCTGTGGCCTGCATCGCGGGCGTGACGCGGGCCAGCCGTTCGGTGTGGGCCAGCGAGGGCGCTCTGCACATCCAGCTCAGCGAGACCATTGCGCTACCTCGCCCGGTGCAGTGCCGAGGCGCACAGGGGTTTTGGTGGGTGGATGAAGCGACCGAAGCGGAGGTGCAACGTCAGTACCGCAGCGCCATTGATGCGCGGCCACCCCAGTACGGCCACCTCACCTCACAGGACTGGCTATGAACTATTTGCAGGCCTTCAATTCACGCGGCTTCTTGCACGCCAGCACGTGCGACACACCTGAGGGATTCGGTGAGAAATTCACGCGCCTGATGGAGTCTCAGGGCTGCACCGTCAAGTGCTACACGATGGCCGAGTACCGCCAGTTGCGGGCACAGGCAGCGGCCACCCTAACCGTTGCCACCGACCTCCCTGAAGTGGGCACCCTGATCACCCACCCCGTACATGGGGCCGGAGTCGTCAAGGGCGTGCTGCCTCATTTTGAGGGCACCGGGGCATTCGTGCTGGCCAGCCGTCACGGTGAACACCTGATGCGCCCCGGCACTTACGCCCTGGCACCTGAACCCGCCCCTGAGCCTGAGCCGCTGCCTGTCGTGAGCGTCCCAGTGGTTCCTGTTCCTCCTGGCCAATGGTTCATGCCGGGACTGTTCGAGGCAATGCAGTGACTCAACCAACCCCCCTTCAATGGGTGGCCCTCCTGTATGGGGGGTCTACCCCCCCAGCTGGACAGGTCGAATTCCGCTTCCTGAAAGGCGGTACCCGCGCCTGGATGCCCTGGCCCTGTTTTCCAGAGCATCCCAATGTCTTTCACCTGAGCGACGTGCCCAAAGGCCGTGACGCCTACTGGGGTGTCAGTCTCCGCAAAGACACATCCGACGGCAAAGCCACCAACTGCCACCCCACACACCTGGTCTGGGTAGACATCGATCTGAAAGACCACCCCGCCCTGCTGGACGGTCAGACCGACGTGCTAAACATGTCGGCTGACGAACTGGCAGGCTACAAGCAAGAGCTGCTGAAGCAAGTGCTGGCTGACTGCGAGACACGCAACCTTCCCCCTCGCGCAGTTGTCGATTCGGGGCACGGCTTGCAGGTCTACTGGGCACGCCGCGCCCGCAGCACCCCAGAAGATACCGAGGCCTACAACCGGGGCCTGATGCTGGCCTTCGGCGGCGATTCCAAGAGCATCGATGTGGCCCGCATTCTCAGGCTGCCCGGTACTCAGAACCTCAAGAATCCGGAGCGCCCTCTGCCGGTGCAAGTCCTCTGGGAAGATGCCGATGCCTGGGCTGAGCGTGACGCCCTCGCCCCCTTCCTGGAAGTCGAAAAGCCCAAACCCGCGCCCGCACCGTTGCCGGTCACGAATGCCCCGATCCGGCCTGACACCGACACCATTCAGCAGCGCTACGCCCAGACCGCCCTCAAGAAAGAACTGGACGCGCTGCGCGGAACCGGCGAGGGTGGCCGCAACCACCAGTTGAACAAGAGCGCTTTCAGCCTCGGCACCCTGATCGGCGCTGGGATTCTGGATGAAGTGCAGGCCGTCCAGGAACTCACTGAAGTGGCCCAAGCCATCGGCCTAGATCCAACCGAGATTCGGGACACGGTGCATTCCGGCCTGACTGATGGCAAGGCCAAACCCCGTGACCTGAGCCGAGTCGGGATCTGGACGCCTCCGGAGGGCGCACGCGGCACAATTGGAAAATCCGACGGGCAGGGTGAACTGTCGGCAGCGGTGGCCGCCACCCTGCCCGATAAACCCAAGCTGGCCGACTACCGCGATCTTGTGCTGGCCAGCTTTGCAGAGTCCGGCCTGATGTACCGCTACCACCAGATCTGGCGCACCTGGTGGCGCTATGAGGACGGCGTGTATCACGAGGAACCGGATGAGGTCATGGCCCAGACCGTTGACCTGACCCTTCAGAAGTTCGGCTACACCGTCAAAAATACCGAAGTCACCGAAATCATGACCAAGATCGGGCGTGACGTGGGCATCGGCAGCCGCACCGTCGATCAGGGTGCATGGGAACTGAACACCCGCACCGGCATTCTCAATCTGGACACTGACGAGCTGTACGAGCACACGCCCGAATACTTCTCGATCATCCAGAGCGCTGCGGCCTACCGACCTGAGATCGTGGCGCACCAATGGAATGACTTCCTGCGCCAGGCCGTGCCGGAAGCTGGAGACCGACTCTTGCTCCAACAATTTGCAGGCCTGTGCCTGACCGGTGACACCTCGCCGCAGCGGGCGCTACTGCTGGTGGGTGATGGCGGTACCGGGAAGTCGACCTTCGTGCGCGTGCTCCAGGCGGTACTCGGCAACCTCGCCACCAGCAGTGCCCTTGAGAACATCAAAGACGGTTCCTTTCTGGTGGGCACGCTCGTCGGCAAACGCCTGTGCGTGGTGTCCGAGTTGCAGCGCAACGTGGATTGGCTGCCCTTCAAGCGCGTGACTGGTGAGGATCAGATCAGCATTGATGTCAAAAATAAGACCCCATTCACGGCCAAGTTGGACATGAAGCTGATCATCCTCAGCAACGTCATGCCGTTTCTGGGCGATGACACCAGCAACACCTCTCTGATGCGCCGCTTTCTGCCGGTGGCCTTCAACGTCAAGCCGGAGAAGCCCGACCCCTCCCTGGAAGCACGCCTCACCCACCCTGACGAGCTGCCCGGTGTCCTGAACTGGATGCTGGACGGCCTGAAGATCCTGCGCGAAAACATGATGCGATTCCCGAACAGCGACGGCACGGCCCTAGCCCGCGAGATCGTAGAGGAATCGAACCGCGTAATCGGGTTCCTGCGCGAAGAGTGCAGCTACGTTCCCGACGCCACCGTCACCAATAACGAGCTGTACACCGCTTACCGCGAGTGGTGCGGACGCACGGGCCACAAGCCTCTCAGCGCTCCCAGCTTTACTAAACAATTGATGGCTGCAGGGCGCTATTTCGGGAAGCCCGTGGATCGTCAGCGCACGAAAACTGCCCGCCTCTTTACCAACCTGATGCTCAGCACTACCCCTACAGGGTGGGATGACTGATGACAGGTGACAGCTTTTGCCCAGTGGTGACAGGTTCATCTTTCAACCTGTCACCCGTAAAACCCTGTACAGCACGCCGTATTTCTTTACGGGTGACAGATGACAGCTTTTTTTATAAGCACATGACGAAAACACACATAGAGGCCCATATAGGGAAGTCTCTAGGTTTTTTCCTGTCATCTGTCACCCGATACAGCTCCCCATTGGCTAGCACGGCAAAAAAGGGGGTGACAGGTTCATTTTTCAACCTGTCACCTAATACCTCAACTCTGTCACCCGAGGTGAACTCATGGCACTGATCGGCAGCAGCTCCAAGAAGACGACGGCAGCCCCCGGCATCCGGATCAAGGACATCCAGGATCAACTCGATACCGAGTGGGCCAACCTGAAACAAGACAGCATCAGCCTGCACGGTGAGGAAGAATCGGGCCTGCTGGCCTACTACCAGTGCGCGGCCCGCCTCGGCATCCATTGGGTAGCAGGTGATCCCTACACCTTCCAGTTCCCTGAGGCCTATCAGGGCGAGCGCCTCGCCAAGCTGTGCGCTTACCTGATCGGCCTGAAGGATGCTGACCCGGCCCTGGTCAAGCAAGCCCGAGAGCACAACCTGAAGGCGCTGCGCGTGAAGGCCTGGCCTGCCTACCGGGATATGGCCGTGCCGCCGATTCCGCAGGGCATGAGCATGATGAATGTCGAGATTCTGCCCTTCAACTGGGAGGGATTAGAGCGGCTGTGGAACGGCGAGACGCATGAGGTGACGGGTACCAGCGTCTTCTTGCCCGCGTTCCAGTTCCCGGAAACGGCGGACTTCCATCTGGCGACATTGGCGGTTCTGTACCTGAACCGGCAGCTGCGTTATGCCCTGACCGACCTCTACGCCCACTCGACTGGAGGGAACTGATGCCGATGAATGCCGATCAGCCGAAAGAAGCCGAAAGGAACGCCGTGGTGCTGGTGGACATCTTCAACATTCGCCTGTACCTGCCTGACGAGATCCATCCAGATGACGAGGACGCGGTGCGGGCGTGGGTACAGGAGAACTTGAGCCGGGTGCGTGAAGCGGCTCAGGAGTGCGATCCAGACGATGTGATGGTGTCGAACGCGTTCTACGAAGCCGCTCGCTCTGCTCAGGCCGAGGCAGGTGAGGGCCAGTGAGCATCCTTCAGCCGACCATCGAAGACCAGGCCCGTCACCTGCTGAATCCAGTGCTGGGCGAATGCGTGCGCCAACGCACGGCAGCGGGAGTTGCCAAGTACGGCCAGCGGCTCGACGACAACTACCAGCCGCACGAGGCCAAAGCGGTGCACTTGGTGCAGGAACTCATGGACGCCTGCCAGTACGCCCTCTGGATGGATCTGCCGGGCCTCGCCTCCAATTTGGCCGCGATTGCCAATGATGTGCAGTCGGCTACCTCCCTGACCGCTGAGCAGATCATGGCAGGGGGGAAGCAGTGAACCCGGAAGCAGCGGGCAAGGTGCGGCGCAGGCCCTGCGGCACTGTGATCTGGGATGAACGGCAACTCCAGAGCCTGAGGTGGCGTCTTCGTCAGGGGCACTCTTACAAACGAATCGGGTATGACCTGGGTATTTCATTCGCTGCGGTGAATCGCCGTGCTGCGGATCTGGGCCTGAACCTGCCGCCTGAAGGGGAGATGTTTGTGGCGGTGGTGGGCCGTCAGGTGGGCGTCTCAGGCGCGACCATCATCACCCGCGCCCGGCAACTGGGCCTTACGCCCCGGCACTGGGGGATCTGCTTCACCCTGACCATGGATCAGGCGGCAGAAGTGGTGGCGCTGTGGGATGGCGACCTGCAAGCCCGTGACGCCGAGCATGACGGCTGGCTGAGTGCGGTGGATGCGGCCAAGTTACTGGGCATCACGAAGGTCATGTTCCTGCGTCGCGTGGAGCCACATGGGGTGCGTCGGGTGCGGGTGCTGGGCGTGACGGGCCGCGCTTTCCGGTATCACCCGCAGGATGTGGCCCGCCTGCCCATTCCGGTGGCTCCCAGGGGCAAGCCGCGTGGATACCTGACGGGCAACGCGCTGGCCGACCTGACAGGCGTCCCACTGGGTACCCTGCCCTGCTGGCGCAAACGCGGGATGCCCTCGGTGCAGGACCGGGTAGCTTTCCATGCCCACTACTACTCGCCCGCTGCCGTGCTGACGTGGTTGGAGGGGCAGCACCGCCCAGGTTGGAGTGCCGCGACCCGCGCCCGCTACGAAGAGGCCCGCGTGAGGTTGCGCGAGTACCTGGCCCAGCAGAGGGCCGCGTGAGCATTAAGAAGAAAGCCGTCAACGGCAACCGGAAGGGTAAAGAGGGTGAGCGTGAGCTGGCGCGGGCGCTGACAGAGCTGGGTTACCCAGCCAGCCGAGGGGTGCAATACAAGGGCGGCAAGGACAGTCCTGACGTGGCCTGCCCCTCACTGAATGCGTTCCACATTGAATGCAAGCTGAGCGCCGCTTGCCAGATGTTCAGTGCTAAGCAGCTGGCCAAGTGGGACGCACAGGCCAAGGCTGATGCTGGGCAGCAGAAGATTCCGTTGGTCGTTCACCGGTGGAACTTCGCCCGCAACTGGTGGGTGCGCGTGCTGATGCCGAACCGTAGCCCGTACTGGCAGACCCTTGAAGACTTCCTGACTGAGCTTGACCGTGCCAAGTGGGGGAATGGATGAAGCCGGTCAGCGATCCGATGCTGAGGCGGCTGCTGGCTGAGCGCTACCCCTCGCCGCTGGCCAAGAGTCTGATTCAGATGACTGAATCGGTGAGGGCATTTGGTGAGGCTGTTGGGCAGCTTGAGCCACACATACAGGCCTTCGCCAAGTTCTACAGCCAGCTTCAGGGCCGCTCTCATTGCCGCATGTGCGGGCGGCGGTTCGACCACCACCAGGGCTGTCCTCTGGAGCGCCCATGACCCTTACCCTTTCTCGCCCAGTGGAGGCGCACTTGACGAACGGAACCAAGAGAAGCCGCGCTGTCCGGGTCGCTGGTCCCGGCCCCGCAGTTCGGGAATTCATCAGCGCACGCCAGCAGATGCAGTCAGCACGTGCCCATGCTGAAGCGTGGTATCAGGCACTGCGGCATCAGGACACCCGTGAGAACGGCGGGATGCTGGTGGTCGGTAGTGGGCCAGCCCGTGCGAGCGGGCGGCAGATGATCCCAGTAGTGGGCAACTGGAACGCTGCACCAGCAGGCGTGACACGCTACACCGAGATCAAAACCCCATTAGGCTGGCTCTCTGAACGTGCTGTCCAGGAGGCCATGAAGAAGGCTGAAGACCCGATGTTGGGGCCGATTCAGCGGGGCATGGGGCTGGCGAGTCTGGCCGATGAGCGCGGTGGGTGGAGTCCTCACCGACAGCAGGCGATGGCTTACGCGGTGGCCGTGCTGACGGTAGCGCAGCTGCTAGGTGACCCTCAGGCAGCCACTCACCTCTTAAGCTTGCAGAAATCCAACGATTGACCTACTCTATTTGTAGATTCAGAGCAGTGACCCCCACCAAAGCGGTGGGGGTTTTTCATTGCCTACAGGGAGGCCTGCCGATGTCGAAGAAAGCGCAGAAGCGGGCCGCTCGCCGTGCCCAGATCACCTCACATCTGTCTCAGTCGGATGACCGTCGTGACTGGCTGATGCAGCAAGAGGCGCGGGGCCGAGTGCAGACCACGCCCAAACAATGGAAGCAACGTGACCCCACGCCCTGGTACCTGCCAGATCTGGGCCTGGAGCGTGAGCCATTTATCGGGCAGGTGCCGAGGTATCAGCCGGGTGTGGTGATCAGGCGCTTTCTTCAACAATGAAGGTGGTCATGGGTTCCCACTTCAGGAATCCATGTGTTCCACCCTTGGTGGCCGTGGTGATGCTGACCATCTTGTCCTTCCCACCCATCAGTTTCGCGCCGTCGCCTACCCCAGTTTTCGCCACAGTGATTCGTACATAACTGCGCCCGTTCTCTTGGTAGGGAGACAGTGTGGTGGTGTCTTCGGTCAGTTCAATCTGTTGGTAAGGACTCATTCCCCAATCTTATTCACCTGGAGGTGACCGCGCAGTGGTACAGCAACTTGACACCCCATCCAAAACTGTTGACGAGCTGGGCGCGGCCCTCAAGCCTCAGCACCGCCTCTTTGTTGAGCACTACTTCGCCGTCAACTTGAACCAAGCTGCAGCCACACGCGCTGCTGGCTATAAAGACCACCGCCAAGGCTGGCGCATCCTGCAACGTCCTGAAGTGCAGACGTATGTGCAGGCCCGCATGAGTGAGTACATGCCCGCCGATGAAGTCATGCAGCGCCTGACCGCACTCGCCCGCACGGGTGGTGACCAGTTCCTCAAAGAAGAGGAATACACCGTGCCGGTCTTCGAGGCCCGCCCCTTGCAGCTGAAGATTGATCACCTGGAAGCCCAAGTGGCTCAGATGCATAGGATTGATCCGGAACTGTTGAAGGGTCAGATCCAGAGAAGGCAAGCTGAGATTGCCGATCTGGAAGTGCAGCTGGCTCTGAATCCAGACGCTACCTATGAGACTCAGACGGGGACTGAGACGCGCCGCCGAGTGGTGCCCTCGCTAGAAGCTGCTGCCGATCATGGCGTGCTGTTCGCTATTGAGTCTGTGGAATACACCCAGCACGGTCTGAAGTTTAAGCGTCAGGACAACGTGCGGGCGCTTGAACTGATCGGTAAGCACCACAAGCTATTCACCGATCGCACTGAGCATTCGGGTCAGGTCGACCTGGGTGTTAAGTACATTGCAGGACTCTCCGAGGATGACTTGTGACCGCTGCGTTGCTGCCAGGTGCTCGTGTTTATTTCCCGCGTGGCTCCGCACTGGACGTGCTGCGCTGCCAGGTCGATGAATTCATGATTGACGGCCCCGCCGGAACCGGCAAGAGCCGAGTCGCCTTGGAGAAGATCAACGCACTGGCCGAGAAATATCCTGGCTGCCGTCTCGCCATCGTCCGGAAGTTTCGAGCAGCCCTGACCGAAACAGCCCTTGTAACCTTCGAGCAGCACGTCAAGCCCCGCTGCAACGTTCGCAACCAGCAGCGCAACGTGCGCCAGTCCTACGTGTACGCGAACAAGTCGGAGATCATCGTGGCTGGCATCGATAACCCGGTCAAGCTGATGAGCGCTGAGTTCGACGCGATCTATGTTCAGGAAGCAACCGAACTCACCCTGAACGATTGGGAGTTCCTGAGCACCCGTCTCCGCAACGGTGTCATCCCGTATCAGCAGCTCTTTGGAGACTGCAACCCTGGGCCGCCCTCGCACTGGCTGAAGAAACGGATGGATGCAGGCCTGACCACGCGTCTGCTGTCCCGCCATGAAGAGAACCCCCGACTCTTCAGCAGCCGGGGCGAGATCACGCCGTTTGGTCAGTCCTATATGGCCCGTCTGGATAAGCTCACCGGGCCTCGCCGGGATCGTCTGAGGTACGGGAAGTGGGCCGCTGCAGAGGGTCTGGTTTTCGACACCTTCGATGAAGCGGTGCATGTGATTGACCCGTTCCCCATTCCGTCTGACTGGCGGCGCTTCCGAAGTATCGACTTCGGGTTCATTCACCCGTTTGTCTGTGGCTGGTGGGCTATCAACCCAGATGGGGCGCTGTACCTGTATCGCGAGCTGTATCGCACCCGGCGCACTGTGCGCGACCATGCTGTCCAGATTGCCGAGTACAGCAAGGGCGAGTGGTATGAGGCCCTGATTACCGATCATGACGCTGAAGACCGCGCCACCCTGGAACAGGAACTGGGTGTGACCACCATGCCTGCCGACAAGCGGGTGAGCAGCGGTATCCAGGCCGTGCAAGACCGACTGGGAGGCCCAGGCACCCCACCCCGGCTGTTCGTGATGCGCGGTGCGCTGATCGAGCAGGATCCGGCATTGATTGACGGTGAGACCGGGCTGGCCGAAGGGCCAACATGCACGGTGGAAGAGATCGATGAGTACGTGTGGGAGAAACAGAAGGGCAAAGATGGCGAAATGCTTAAAGAGCGCCCAGTCAAGAAGGGCGATGACGGGATGGACATGCTGCGCTACGCCGTGATGTACGCAGATTCGACTGAGCACGCCAGCATTGGCGCAGGCAGCCTGGACGGCTGGTAGGGGGGCACATGGACACAACTAATCCGTATCCCCTCTCGAAGGGCGATCTTGAATACGCCACGCGGGCGCAGCTGCTGGAGAGCGAAGCCCGCGACGTTCTTTCCAACCGCCTGGCGGCCCAGCTCACCCTGTTGTTTCCTCAGGCCCCGGCTGAATTCCTGCCCAGCAATGGGCATTTCTCCAATGAGTTGGGACGTGGGGCAGGTGAGATTGCCGACGCGGTGAGTGCGGCCAGCATCAACTGGACCACCGATAGCGCTGATGATGCGGGCGTAGACAGCATCTTCACCTCTGAATTGGTGCGCCTGTTGGCGGTCGATGCGCTGGTCACGGCCAAACTGGCGCTGTTTCCCCGGATCAATGAAGCGGGCCAGTTGGAAGTCGAGGCATTGACCGGCTACCTGTACCCGATCTTCAGCCCGACCAACGCGCTGAAAGTGGTGGCCGTGCTCCAAGTCTTGCCGGTGGCGGCTGGGGATGAGACTCAATATCAGGTCAGACGCTACAGCGCTGGCCTGTTGGAGATTTTCCCAACGGTCAAGGACTGGAAAGACTATGCCGCTGGGGAGCCGACACCCTATCCCCAGGCCCATGCTCAGGGGCGTCTGCCGCTGGCCTTCCTGGTCATCCGGCGTGACGCCCACCGGCAACCGTTTGGGCTGGTGCCTGAATGCCTGCCTGCTTTCCGGCGCTATGCCAAAACCGCTGTGAACCGGAACGCGGTGCAGGAGAACGCAGGCTGGCCGGAGCGCGTGGTCAAGAGCGACATGTACCGGGATCTGCTGCTGGGCAAGGTGCAGGGCGTGATCAAGGCGATGGCCGACGCTGCGCTGAACGCCTTGAAGAAAGTCGGACCGCGCCAGTTGAAGATCATCGGTACCAATGACACTTATGAGGTTCAGGATGGCGTAGACCTCGCCCCGCACATGGCCGCCGAGACCTCGGATAAGCAGGCGCTGCTGGATCTGTTGCGGAGTCCTGACCTGTCAGGCGGCAACCTGTCCGGTGTGGCCCTCGCAGAGCGTCAGACCAAGGCGCGGGCGTTGATTCGTGATCTGTGCAATGCGATTGCTGGACTAGTGACCGACACCTGCAAACTGGCTTCTGGACTGCCGGGGGCGAATGTGCCTGAGGATCTGGTGGCCAGCCTGACGCCTCGCTGGGCGATGGATAACACTCAGCGGATCAGTGAGGTGGGTGACCTGTTCAGCAAGGCGGTGCTGCCCAAGTCGGTGGCGCTCCAGGAGCTTCAGACGGCGGGATTTAACTCGATCACTGACGAGATGATTCAGGCCGCTGCCGCTGCTGAAGCCGCTGACCTGATACCTGATCTGGGAGGTGGCATATGAGCAAGCCGCGTAAACGCTGCGAGCGGTGCCGCTTCTGGACTGAAGATCCGCCGTACAACGAAGGGTTCTGCAGCCAGCTCACCAAGGGCAGTCCTACTGAGAGTGGGTACGGCGATGACCACACGTTGCTGCTGGTGCGCGAGGGCAATGACCAGGCCGAGTGGGGCCGGATGCTGACCCCTAGCGAGTTCGGCTGTGTGCTCTGGGAGGCGAGGCATGATTGATCCTGACTTTGCTGCCCGTGTGGCGCAGCGTGCTTATGCCAGCGCTTGGGGATTTTTCCAACCTTCGCCCGAATGGTTGATGGAACCGATAGAGGCCAAAGAGCTTCCCAGTGAGGACGGCACTGGAGAAGCGGTGCTGTGGTTCCGAATCGATTACTTACGGGCCAAGGTGGTCTATGACCCTGCCCGTCACGATGATGGGGCGCACCTGTGGCGGAACATGGGCCATGAGGTTGCCCATCTGCTGCTGATGGAGTACGACGCGATCCAGCAGGGCATGAAGGGTACCCAGGAACGCGCCATGACACACGCCAATGAACGGGCGGTGACTCGTCTGGACCGTCTGTTTATGCGTGAGCGGCCCTATCCCGGAGATGAGGCATTTGCGGGGCCAGCTCCATGAATCCCGAACTTGCTGCCATTGCCCGCCGTCTGGAACGCGAGGGCAAGCGCCTGGAAGCGCGGGCACTGCGTTCGGTGGCCGCTGCTTATAGCAATCTCTCGCTGGCTGACCTGATTGCTCTGGTCGGCGCAGTGAGTGAGCGCCCTTCAGCCATCGCCCGCATTGCTGGGGCCAATCAACTGATGGATGCCTTTGACCGTGCGGTGGCCGTGACTCAGCAGGCTCCTGATGATCTGCTGCTGCATCTGCGCGGGTCTGTGGTGGATGGCATCGGAGCGTTTGCCGAGATGCTGACAGTTCAGCGGGCGGCCCCAGCAGTGATCGATGCGTTCCGGGTGCGCCCAGATGCTGAGATCAGTTATACGCGGCACGCTGCGGAGCGCCTGGCGCGGTACTGGGGCACTGAGCAGGAACGGCTGCGGCAAGAAGTGCAGTCGGCCCTGCTGGAAGGCCTGGAGCGGGGTCAGAGCGTCCAGCAGATCCAGGCCCGGCTGAGAGAGCGGGTGCAGGTCAGCCGAAGTCGGGCGGGCACCATCGTTCGCAATGAGCTGGGCAACGCTTCAGCCTTCGCTCAGCGCGAGAGTCAGCAGGACGCGGGCATTACCCAGTACATCTGGCACACGGCTGGAGATGACCGGGTGCGTCCAGAACACCGCGCCAGGAATGGCAAAACCTTCTCGTGGGATGATCCGCCCGCCGACGGGCATCCCGGCCAGCCGATCATGTGCAGGTGTGTGGCACTGGCCGTTCTTCCGGAGGAATTCAGATGACGAGTCCAAAACATCCTTTCGAGTACCAGCCGCCTACGCCTGAGCAGGTCCAGCAAATTGAAACTGTACGGGCAGCTCTGAAGCAAGCGCATGACACGGTACTCAGTACCTTGCCGCCCAGCCGTGAACGCTCCCTAGCAGTCACCAAGCTGGAACACCAAGCTGGAAGAGGCCAGCATGTGGGCGAACAAAGCCATCGTTTTCAACTGATTCACCGACACCTGACTGCCGAACTTCGCCGCCCTTTCCGGGGCGCTTTTTTGTGGCCCACCCATCGGCCTTGTAGGTGGGGGCACCGGGGTACGCGCCCCTAACAGCGGAGGCCCACCATGAACGACGACACCCAGACTCAGACCACCGAGACCGAAACCCCCACCACGTCCACCCAGACGGAAACTCAGGGCACCACGTTCACCCAAGCCGACGTTGACCGCATTGTGGCCGAGCGACTTGCCCGTGACCGGAAGCAGCAGCAGGAAGCCTCCAAAGCCGAGGCCGCGAAAGCTGCCCTCAGTGCTGAAGAACGCGTCAAGGCCGAGAAGGAAGAGGCTGAACGTGAACGCGACGAGGCCCGCAAAGAAGCCCGCGAGGCTCGGTACCGCGCCGATCTGAAAGGTGAAGTGGTGGACGTGAATGCCGCCCTGAAACTGATCAATGACGAAAAACACGTCAAGGACGGCGCTGTTGACGTGAAGGCCCTGCTCAAAGATTTCCCGTTTCTCGCCCCAGCCCGTACCACCACGCCCGGCGCGGGTGGCGTGCAGGGAACCGATGCACCCGACACCAGCACCCTTGCTGGCGCGATGGCTGCTGACGGCATCAAGTTCTAAGGAGTATTCATATGGCTCTAGGTAATGAAATTTTCGGACGCCCCGCCCTGCTCGACATCCAAGGCCGCGTGCAGAGCAACACCAGCACTTACGTCGCCACCGCCATCCTGCGGGCCAGTGCCCTGCTGCAACTGCTGACCTTTGACACCACCCGTGACCTCACCAAGGTCTACAAGCGTCAGCAACTGGCCCGCGTCGGACAGCTGCGCGGTCTGAACACCGATTACGCGCCCAAGTTCGCCGGCGGCGAAACGCAGATCACCACCAACCTCGCCATTCTGGGCGATGCCTACGAGTGGGACCGGGTGCTGGGTGCAGTCGATCCGGCCCAGATCGATGCCCAGATCGAAGCGATGGCCCCCGGCATCGGCAACCGGTACAGCGACCTGCTGGTGAACGGCAGCCGTACCGCCAACGGCTTGGAATTCGACGGCCTGAGCGTGCTGGCCGAAGCCATCGGCGGCAACAGCGTCGTGACCGGGCTGGATCTGACCATCAGCGACACCGGCAATAACTTGGTGTTTCGTCGCAACTACGCCAAGCTGACCAAGGCAATTCGTCAGATGGTGGCGCTGGGCCTCAAGCCTGTCGTGATCGGCAACACCGATGTTCAGAACGCGATTGATCTCGCCGGTGAACTGGTGGCGGCCAACACCATCAGCGACTATTTCAACCGTCAGCAGGTCACGACCATCGCGGGCGCGGCCATGATCGATTCGGGGATGGCGAACATCTACGGCACGCCCACGACGGTCAACGGGCGTCAGGTGTACCCCGTGGAACAGCGTGAAGTCATCCCCTCCGACACCACCAGCGGTGTGGTCACCGACATCTACGTGGTCGGCATCGGCGTCGGCGGCGTGACGGGCCTGACTCTGGACGGCTTCGACGCTCGCAGCCCCGTGCGCTTCTCGACCGCTCGCACTGATGCTGGTGCAGTCCGCCGCGCCGAAATGGAAATCGTGGCCGGTGCGGCAGTCGTCGATGAACGCGCCGTGGTGAAGTTCAGCGACGCCAAGGTCGGCTAATGGCTGCCAGCAAAGCGTCCGTTGCGGCGCGAGTTGGGTCTATTGCTAACCGCAATGTGGCGGCCTACACGCCGCCGACCGCGCCCGCCAACATCACCCACGCTGCGATTGCCAAGGCTGAGGTCAAAACCCTCAGCCCTGTGCATCCCCTCGGCACTGTTAAGGAGGCCTGATCGTGAGTAAGGCATCTGAAGCGGCCCGCGCCCGCATGATCACCGACGTGCCGCGTGTGCCCACCATTCAGCCTGTCCAGGCCGTGAACCGGGCCAAGCAGGAGGTAGGGGTTCCCACTGCGCCCACCGATCCACAAAGCCCCAACGGGGTGGCCGAGGTCAACGGGCAGCCTGTAGCAGGCCAGGACACGCCCAGTAGGCCTCTGCCTGAAGGGTTGACTCCTGCGGCCCGCGCTGCCCTGGAAGGCGCAGGTCTGACCACGCTGGAATTGGCCCTGGCCAAGACTGACGCGGAGCTGGATGCGATTCCCCAGATCGGTGAAGCCACCATTACCGCGCTCCGGGCTGCGGGGCAGTAATGGAGCGGGCCGCTGCTTTGGGCGTGCTGGAGCGCTATGCCCCTGAGCTGAGCGAACCGGCACGGGGTGCCCTGCTGGATGAACAGAGCGTCACGCGCCGGGTCGGTGGCCAAGACCAGGTGCTGCTCGATCCATATGCCGCAGCGGTGGCCCATCTGATGAACCCGGCCACCGTGAAGGCCCGCACCGAAGGCTCAGTCAGTGAGACCTACATCGACCCAGAGAAGGTGGCCGCTTACCTGCAAGGGGAAAGTCTCCGGCTGCGCGAGTGCTGGCCAGCTGCAGACGTGTCCAGCACGACCACCGACTTCGACTACACCATCACCGTGCTGGGTTGGTAGGCCGTGCCACGCGGCAAGTTGAAGCCAGTGTCAGAAGAAGTGGCACAACTTCTGACTGAAGCCGTCGGCACACCCGACGCGCTGGGGCAGCGGCTCAAAAGCTGGATTCCCAATGCTGGAATCATCGTCGGCGTCCAACCCTTGGGCGCAGAAGAGCAGGAACGCATGGGGTTGACGGCTGGGGTCGAACGTCTGCGCGTGCAGCTGCCACCCACCCAACTGTTTCAAGTGGGAGGGCGGCTGCGACTGCGAGGCCGTGACTGGAAAGCCGTCCGGGTCGAAGCGTGGTCAAGTTACACGCTCGCTGTGTGTGAGGGGGTTTAAGTGGAACAGTACCGAGTCAAGAAGCGGTTCACAGACCGCAATACAGGGGAGACCCATCAACGGGGTGATCTGATCCGGGTCACAGACGAACGCGCCCAGGAACTCCAGGAGGCGGGCCACCTGCCTGCCACGCCTGTCAAAGAGTCAGACGCCCCGGCAGAGCCTGAACCTGAGGCCTGAGCATGGGCACCTTCCGTGCTCAGCACATTCGGGTTGCGGTCATACAACTGGCTGAGCAGCGAGCGGCAGTGAAAGCCCAGCAACTCCGGAACGAAATGGTGCTGCTGGCTCCTGTCGATACCGGACGCCTGCGCCAGAGCATCAACGTGCAGAAGATTGGCAAAGGGCATTACCGCGTGGGCACCAACGTGAACTACGCGCCGTTCGTCGAATTCGGCACCCGCTACATGCGGGCGCAACCGTTCATGCGACCTGCCATAGAGAAGGTGTTCCCAAATGGCTGATCTGGCGAGCACCATCATCGCGGCGAGGGTGGCCCTGCTGAAGGCTTTCCCTCCAGGAGTGGGACCACCCATCTTCCTGGAGCGTGATCCTGATCCGCCGGGTGAGCAGGCAGAGGCAATCATCTTGCAGCCCGTCTCCGACACTGCGCTGCCTGCTTATGGTCTCAGGCCCACCACCAAATTGATTCAGGTCACCTGCTACGCGCCGACGTTGCTGCGTGCCCTGTCTCTGACCACTGAGGTTACGGCTGCACTGCGACCTCTCGGCCTCCGCTTCATTCAATCCCGGCCCGCGCCTGATCCTGAGTTTACGGGTCAGGTCAGCGACTACCGGGCGTAGGAGAATCACATGGCCCTCGATACCATTACCGGTGAAACCAGCAAATTCCGATTCGTGGTGCTGACTGCGCCGACCCTGGTGCGGCCCACCGATTTCACCACGGCAGCCAAAGAACTGCCTGAACTGACGACCAGCGACATGCCTGCCACGGTCAGCACCAAAACTGACCCAGTCTCCAAGATGTATGGTTCTCCCGCTGCGGGCGACGGCGTGACGTGGGCCAAGCCCAAGCCGGATCAGGCCAGCTGGACGGCCAGCCTGAGCGGCAACGTTCAGCCTACGGATGCCGAACGCGCCAACATGGAAGCGTTGCGGGCAGCCCTGGGGAAATACATCTGGCTCGAACAGACCATGAACGAAGACACCACCAATGAAGGTGGCTGCGCCCTCGTGACCAGCCGGGGTAAACCCGTCGGCGCGGATGCGGTGGTCACGTTCAGCATCGGCCTGACGGGTTACGGCCCCAATTTCCTCGACACTGGCGCGATTGCCTAAATGGAGTTGATCGCCACGACTCGCCCTGAGCCGGTGGCCTTTGCCTATGGAGCGTCCCTCAAACAAGAGGGGCGCTTCTTGCAGTGTGGCTGGTTGCTGGTCAAGAAGGGCAACACCCGGAAAACGCTGATCCTGCGTGATCCGGACACCAAACAGAGATACCGCGTCAAGTTGCCCAAAGCTGCCGTCGGCAACAGCCGCAACTTGCGATTTTCAAAAGAACCCCTGGAGGTTGTATGAAGCCACTTGACATCACGGGTACGCAGACCAAGATGCTGCGCCTACCGGTCACCGACGATACCCGCGAGGCGCTTGCTGAACAGGGGATTGCTGCACCTGAATTCATCGTCCTGCATCTGCGCGAGGCCACTTTCCGGGAACGTGAGAAGTTCAACCAGATGCAGCAGACCAAGAACACCACAGATACGCAATACATGGAGTGGCTGGGCAGCCTGATCACGCGGCGCACCGCTGAGCCTCTTGACCCTGTGGTGGTGGCGGAATTTGTGCGGGATCTGCATCCCACCCAGATCGCTCAGTTGACCTACGCCTACATCAGTGGGGAGGCCATTGAAGACCCAAAAGCGCAGGAAGCGCTGGCACAGGTGGTGAAGAACCAGACGATGACGATGGCGATGCCAGTGCTGACCGCCTTAGCGAGCGTCGCACCCTTGCCCTTCTCGCCCACCTCTACGGCGTAAGACCGTGGGAAGTTGAGCTTCTGAAGCCTGCCCAGTTGGAAGCGCTGACCTCACAGATGGGCTTTGTCCGGTACCAGCGGGACTTGCCTGCCATGAACTACCACTTCGGCAAGCTGGGCGCAGCGGGTTGGAAGGCTCTGGTGGAACCGGATGACACCCCCGCCGATCCTTATCAGGAGCGGGCGCGGAACATCTGGTTTGCCGGGTATGACCTGCCTGAGCTGAAGGCCCGCAAGGTCAGCAAAGGTGTGAGGCGCGATTTCAAGCGGGCGCTGAAGAAAAAGCGCGTGCCCAATTGGGTGCTCAATCTGATCTCGGCAGACGAATTCAAGCAACTGGGAGGTGACGAGAAATGACGAGCGGCGGCGGAATAGGCGGGCAGGTTGATGTGGCGTATGTAGATGTCATCGCCCGGACAGACGAGCAGAGCCTGCGCCAGATGGAAGCGGCTGTCGAACAGGCCGGGGCCACTGCTGGCGAGAAGGGTGGCAGTGGCCTGAAAGGGGCGCTGTCAGGCGCAATTGCGGGGCTGCCGGGGTTGGCTGTGGCTGCCGCTGCGGCGATAGGAACGGCGCTGGTGAGTGGCTTAGCGGCCAGCGTGGGCATCGCGCAGCAGGTTAATCAGGGCATCCTGGATCTGCAAGCCAGTCTGGGCGTGACGGCTGAGGAAGCCAAGGGGCTGGGCGAGGTTGCCAAGCGCGTCTTCGGCAACAACTGGGGCGGCGACCTGGCCGAAGCTCAGCAGGCTGTGGCGAACGTCCGGAAGGAAATCAAGGGGCTATCAGATACCGACCTGCAAGCGGTCACCGAAGGGTCTCTGGCGATTGCTGAACGGTTCGAGGAAGATCAGAGCAAAGTTGCTGCGGCTGTTCAGGCCTTGATGAAAGCGACGGGGCAGAGCGCTCAAGAGTCACTGGATTTCATTTCGGCTGGCTTCCAGAAGGGTCTCAACAGCAGTGGAGACTTCCTCGATACGCTCCAGGAATATTCTCCACAATTCGAGAAGGCCAAAATTACAGGGGATGCCCTGTTCAGCCTGTTGGAAACGGGTGCAGCAAAAGGCGCACTGGGGACTGACAAGATTGCCGACGCCTTCAAAGAATTCGGGTTGACCCTGATCGATGTCAGTGATGACAGCAAAGGCGTGTATGCCGAGCTGGGCCTGAATCAGCAAAAGCTGGTGGATCAGGTGAATGCAGGCAGCCTCACGCAGGCACAGGCATTCCAGATGGTCACCGATAAATTGAAAGGGGTGCAGGGAGTTGCAGACCGCACCCGGATCGCTTCGGCCATCTTCGGTGGTGCAGGCGAGGATTTCGGCCCCGGCCTCACCCAGCTCGACATCACGAAAACCAAAATCAGTGACCTGAAGGGCGCAACCGATACGGTCAAGAATGCGACCAATACGCTGCAAGGCACCTTCCAGACCGCGTGGCGTCAGGTGCAGTTGGCCCTCGAACCGGCTGGGCAGGAACTGCTGAAACTGGTCAACGATGTGATGCCCGCTGTCTCGGCTGGCCTGAACAGACTTGGCCCCATCGTGACCAGCGTGGTGCGCTTCTTGGTCGATGGCTTCCGCCAGGGCCGTGAGACCGCTGAGCAGTTCGCACCGCAGTTCAATCAGGCTCTGAATGCGGTCCAGCCGGTAGTGTTGGCTCTGGGCAGCCTGTTCGTAACCACCTTCAACCTGATTAAGACGCTCTGGGAAACCGTGCTGCGGCCTGCCTTCACGGCCATCCTGCCCATCGTCAGCACGGTGTTCGGCGGGATTGCTAGCGTGGTGGGAACGACCATCACCACCGTCACCAACATCGTGAATGCAGTCTCTGCGCTCTTGCGCGGCGACTGGTCTAAAGCATGGGAATTTCTGGCCGGGGCTGTGGTGGGGGCGCTGGCCGGGGTGGAGAAGTACCTGACCGACTTCCTGCCCAAGATTCTGAAGCTGGGCGGCGATCTGGCAACCCAGTTGATTGCTGGGATGCAGAAAGGGCTGGACGGGCTACAAGCCATGATCCTGAGTGCGCTCGCCAAGGCATTGACGACCTTGGGCGATAACTTGCCCCCGATCTTGCAGCCATTGGCTCAGAAGCTGGCACAGGCCGCGCAGGATGCCGCCGACGCCAATGTGGCCCCTGCTGTGACCTTGCGCCGCTTGCCTGTGCAAGGGCCACAGACAGGGGATGTAGCTGGCCCTACATCAGACACCAACAGTAGCGAGTATCAGAGCGCCGTGGCCCTGCAAGCCTTACGTGCCACAGGCTTAAAGACGGCTGATGACGTGGTGAATTTCTGCGCCCAATGGGTGCGCCTGACGCTGGGCAAGGCAGATGAGCGCATCGCCCCCCTGATCAACAAGCTTTTTCAGACGGACGCCAATGGGGACGGCGATATCGAAGCGCGTGACGCCGCTCTCAACGTCAAGAAGGCCGGACTGCTGCGGGAGTACACCGGGCCAGACGACCTGAAACCGGGTGACACAGTTTTTTATACGTCCAACGGGCAAAACCATGTGGGGATCTTCATCGGTGGCCGACTGGTCAGAGGAAACAATGCCGTCACCTATGAACAGAACGGCGGACAATTTGACCGGAATGGTAATCCCATCAGCAAGGGCGTCAACCCTGTAGGGAACGTCGATATCGATACGCTGGGCAAGGTATCTGGCATTCTGCGGGCCAATGACCTGGCGCTGCTGGCCAAGCTGCCTGATCGCAGTGGCGCTACTCCCCAGCCATCCCCATCGGGAACCGCTACCTATGGCACGGCTGCGGGTGCAGGGGCAGGGGTCAACATCACCGTGCCGCTGCCCACTGCCGCTGAGCAGAAGGAATACAACTTCAAGCTGGCTGATTACCTGAAGTATCAGAAGGACGTGTTGGCGCTGGCAGGCGAACTCCAGAAGGCAGAAGAGGCCCACAACACTGAGCTGGCCCAGAGAGTCCAGGAACGCATCGACCTCTACATAGGCGAGAACGATGCCAAGCGTGGGGCCGTTGAATTTGCCAAAAAGGTACTGGCCGACCGGGCTGCCCTGGAAGATGCGGCCAATAAGAAAGAAGAGGAAACCACCCTTCAACGGGAACAGCGTGTGGCACGTGAGCAGGCCGCTCAAGCCAAGCTGACCGCCGATATTCGCAAGGCCAGCAGTACGCGCCTGGACGCCATCATTTCGGCAGGCGTCAAGCAGGAAGGCGACCTGGCCCGAATCAATGCTGCAGCCTCTGAGCTGGAGCGCCGCGGGGCACTCTCGGAACAGGCGGCAGCCAAGGCGAAAGCAGCCCGTGAGCAAGATGACAAAGAGGCCGAGGCGCGGGCCAAGTTGGTGGCCAGCAACCGGATTGCCGCAGATCGGGCACTGGCTGCGGGTCAGATTGCTCTGGCTCAGAACAAGGCCAGTGCGGTCATTGGTGCCTATGATCGTGAGATTGCAGCCGCTGGTGACAGCGCAGAAGGGAAGCTGGCAGTAGAGAAGAGGCTGGGCACTGACGTGCTGGCCGCACGCAACCTGCTGGCCAAGACCACGGCAGAGGCGGAAGTGAACCGCCTGAAAATTGAACGCAATGCAGCTGTCAATGCTGATGGCCTGACCCTGAAAGAGAGGCAAGGCCTGTGGGTGCAGTACGGGCAGAAAATTCAGCAGGTCAATGACAGCCTGACCACCACTATCAGCCGCAATGCTGAAGACAGCACCCAGAAGCTGCTGGGCATCCAGATTGCTGCGGGTGCGGCTGCCAGCGCCATCAATGACCAGCAGATTGCTGCGGCCAATGCCCAATTCAAGAATTTAGAAGCCACGGCAGACTTTGCCCAGCGTCAGATATTTGGGCAGGATGATGAAGGGCTGCTACGCTCTTTGCGGGCAGCCACAGGCTTCAGCATCTTGCAGATCAGGTATGACGTAGAAGGGGCACTGGCAGAAGCCAGACGGCTGGCCCCGCAGACTGCGGGTGTGATAGAGCGAGTCTACTCAGAGCAGCTGGCCCACAGGCGGGAAGTGGGGGCAGCAGAGAGGGCAGAAGCCGCAGAGACTGCCAAATTTGAGCAAGAAACCTATGCCAGCACACGGCAATTCCTGCTTGACACGCTGGGTGCCCGCAGTGAAGAGGGGCTTCTACGGGTCTATGACCAAGCAGTGGCCACCAGAGACACTGATCTGATTGCTGCAACCCTGGCAGAGATAGAGAAGCGGATACTGGCCAGCAATGCACGCCTGAATCTGGGTCTGATTGCTCAGAGTGAAGCCAGTGCCCGTGCCATTGCCGAGATTGCCCAAGGTGAACGCGACTCTGAAGCGGAGGCCGCCCAGCGTGCCAGCAACCCCACCAGCTTCTTCATGGGCATGCTGGGTGAGCTGAAAGAGCAAGGCTTAGACCCGCGCAAGTCAGGCTTCACACAGGTGCTTGAAGACTGGATCGACCTGGGGGGCCCAGCAGGTAAGGCTGCCCAGGTCTTCAAAGACAACCTAAACAGCATCCTGGTATTGATGGGCTTTGTTCGGGAAGAAGTGGACATGGGGCTGGAAGGCATCAAACCCAACCCTGCCCGCACGCCGGGGGGCTTTACTCCTCTGGTCTACGAAGACACTCCAGTGGACGCGATAGGAGCGCGTCCGAAACTGACCCCAGAGCAGCAAGCAGCCGCGGCTAAAGCGGCGCTGCCTGTTGACCCACGTATCGCAGCCGATCTTGGTAAGGCCTGGGACGATATGCGGAAGAAGCTGCAAGATTCGGCCTTCCTGACTGAGACTGCCGTTCGTCTGAAGGGACTGGACGATCAGCAGTTGGCCAACGCGAAATCTGCCGCCTTCGCTTCCAAAAACGTTGCTGAGTACACCGCTGTCCTGACCGAAGAATCACGGCGGGCCGCAGCAGCCACCCAACTGAATGCCGACAGTAACAAGCTGCTGGCCGACGGTCAGGCTGATCTGACTGGCATGCTGTACAAGAGCGTCCCAGCCTATGAAGCCCGCGCCCGCGCTCTGGAAGCTCAGGCTGAACTCGATAAAAAGAATGCAGCGGCCCTGCGCGAGTTAGCAGCGGCCCTGCGCGACGTGGGCAAGGCCAAAGAAGAAGAGGGAAAGATCAGCTTTGGCAAGTCTTTCCAGGCGGGCTTCGCTTCTGGCGATCAGAAAGCCTCAGATGCCGTCATGAATGTGGCGTCCAGCTTCGGCCAGCTGCTGAACCCACTGAACCTGTTCGCTGAAATCTTGAACAAGATCAACCCCATCGGGATGATCCTGGAAGGCGTCTTCAGTGTGCTGGCCGAACCGATCAAGGCGATTCAGGAGCCGCTGAAGATCATCGGTACCCTGATCGGCAGCGTGCTGGCTCCGATCCTCGAACTGTTCGCACCGATCCTGAGTGCCGTAGTGAACATCATGGTGGCCGTGTATGACGTGCTGGCAGGCATCGTCAAGACCGTGACCTTTGGGTTCGTCAACATCGATAGACGACCTCTGACAGAGACCACGCCTACGCGCACCAATACCACTCCCACCACACCCACCACCAGTACCAACAGCAGCGTGACGATCCCGACCTCACAGGTGACCGTCATGGCCACCCCTGAATTCGTGGGTGTCTTCGGGGGGCACGTCGACCGCTTCGGCGGATACATCAACACCCTCGTGACTGAAGGCGTGCTGGTCCGCACTGAAACCATATCGGCCTCCCAGAGTGCAGGTTTAACCGCTTTCGACCTTTCTACCCCTTAGGAGACCCATGAGGCTGCTGCTGTTGCTTTTGTTGTTCCTGACTGCTTGTACCCGTTCGGCCCTGCCCAGTGCAGGGCCATTCACTTACCGCACCACCCAAGGGGGAGCGCCGTTGACCTGGAACTTGAACATCTGGCCTCCAAACAAGAGTGGCCCGCCCAAGCAACTCACCCACCTCGCACCGGGGGGCCTGGAGGGTGGATTCCGTTGGCAACTGGCCAACAACGGCAACACGGTGCAGCTGGAGTTCACAGGCCGGAACGATCAGATGACTCTGCCTCCCCGTGCCGTGATCAGCTTGGAGGTAGACGGCAACCCTGCTTATTACGGCATCGTTCCTGATCCGCCCAGTGGAGACAGCCCAGACGCTGAAGGGGTCCAGGTGGCGGGCGGTGAGGAAGCGCTGCGCCTGACGCTGATGGACGGCAAGGTCTACCGGGATATGGGCGTGTATCAGATTGCCCGCGACATTCTGAGTCGCCTGTGCCCACCTTCGCTGACCTACCTGCCCTCGCTGATTGGCGATGGTTCCGGGACTGACATTGGCCCCAGCCTCGGCACCTACTACGCGCCCACCAGCACGCTGCAAGAAGTGCTGGTCAGTCTCGCCAAATCTGCGGGGAAAACGTGGGGTGTGGATGCTCAGGGCCGCGTGTTCCTCGGCATTCCTCAGACCGCTGCGCTGAATGTGGCTTACGCTGGGCAGCCCTGGCGCAGGCTACAAGTCCAGGGCCGGGAGACGGTCACACAGGCCGTCCTGCGCGTGGCGACGAGTCAGGCCGTAGAAGGGGTTTCTGACCCCTACGTGACCTACTCACCAGCGGGTGTGCCCAAGACCATTACGGCCATCGCGACTGATGCAAACCATTCTCTTTACCGCGCTCAGAAAGCCTTCGAGCCACCTGAGGGCGTGGGGCTTCTCTTGGCCCAGCTGCCTGCTCTGGGTACTCCAGCGGGCGGCAATTATGTTGACCCGGCTGGCGCGATGGATACCGATCCTGGAACATGGAGCGAGATCACACTCGGCCCCAGCCAACTTGGTGTCGAAGTAGCCAGTGCCGTTGGGCGTCCTGTTGGTGTTGAGCTGCTGTACAGCTTGCCTGAAGTTGCCGACATGCCGGACACTTTCAGGCTGCTGGTGCAAACCGGTACGGGAGCCATACTGCTGGCGAGTCTCCCCACCACCTCGGATGTCCGGACAGCACGGGTCATCTTGCCGCCCGATGCAAATACGGGAGACACCTGGACGGCCAAAGTGCTGGCTGGCGCTAATGCGGCGTTCAGTGTGGGCACACCGGGAGTGTTGCGGGTCTATATGGTGCGCTTTCTGTTTGTGGATGAGGCGCGGGCCAACACTGTGGCCGCCAGCTTCCTCCAGACGCCCTTCGCTTCACCCACCGAAATCACGCTCAACTACCTCGCCCCACCCACCGAGACGGTCAGCATCACCGGCAGTCCAGACGGTACCGTGACCGGCCCCACCGGCCTGTTTGAGTATGAGCACACCCCAGCCAACGTGCGAACCACCAAAGTCAGACTGGGCAGCACGGGCAGCAATGAGCTGGTGAGGGCCCTGCGTTGGGCGGTGCGGCAATGAATGAAGAACCCACACCGTTTGTGGTGCGGCTGGCAGATGGTGCGCCGCAGGTTCTCAAACGCGGCTATCCCCGTGAACGGGCACTGGAGTATGCCGAGCGCCTGGGCCGTGCGGTGGAAAGCAATGTGGCCCAACTGTTCGGTGACGGCCTCCGGAATCCAGTGCCGCTGGACATCGATCACTACATCGAAGGCGAGAGTCGTTTACACGCGGCCCGGATGCTGGGCGAGTACGAACTCGATCTGGTTAGTGCCAGCGCCCTGGAGTTCGGTGACCTGACCTTTCCGCTGCTGCGGGCGCGGGTGGTGGCTCGCTCGCCTACCGATACCGGGTTTAGGGTTACCACTCGGTTTTTCTCGGCCCAGCATGAATTCACTGATGGCACTGGCGTGGCCGTGCCACTTATCTAGGAGGCTCCATGCCCAATATCAATGCACCAGTTACGGGCATTCCAGCCGCCGCCGTGGTTGACATCATTTTGCGCTACCCCTTGCAGCAGTTGGATGCTCAGGGATTGCCTGCGCCGGAATATCACATCCGGTCTACTGATGGCGGAGCGACTTATGTGGACTTGGCCACCAACGCCCTTCCTGATGTCCCTGCCAGTGGCCCTTCTAATCCTTACCCAACCGATCCTGTCGAAGTGCAGTTGACAGTGACCCATGCTGGGCGCAGCCGCACCAACACCATGTATGTGCTGCCCGTGCAAATAGACGGTGTATTCAATCTCAGTAAACCAATTACACCAGTGGGATGGATTACCCCCACCACTTTGGGTGACATCATTGCCAGCCTTGAAGCAGGGACAACTGACCTGTTGGGGTTAAGAGCGGATGTAGAAGCAGGACTGGTGGATCTGAGTGCAGGACTCGCCGCTGTCCCGGAAGCACTGGCCGATATCACGCAGAGCACGACCTTGAGCACCCTGACCCGAAACATGATCATTGAGGCCAGTGCACAAAACGCCATGCCCAGTGTGCAAAACGAATCTGATTTGGCGGGATCGAACATCACTCAATTGACAGATACGATGGTGCGTTCTACAGGTGAGATCTGGCGCAAAGGTGTGGATACCATCTGGCGCAAGCAGGCACCGGGATTGATCGGGCCACAGGCCGTCACCAACAGCGTGGGCAGTGGCAATATTGACCCCGGCGTGAGCCTTGTCGTTGACTTTGAGACTGATACTGGGATCACCCTCTTTCCGGGAGCCACCATCGACACCACGCGGGCTTTTCACGGCACGCGTAGCGTCAAGCTCACAGTAGGCACGACTGGCAGCTCCCGCGTGCGCTTCAGCATGCCCACCAAAGCCGACTGGAGCAACCATGCGCTGAGACTGCGCCTGTGGACAGATGACGCCAATGCCCCTGCGTTCAACAACATCACCATGCGCTGTATTGGTGCGGGCTTGAGAATTTTTGACCATCAACACGGTGCTAAACCTTTGCCAGGGCGCTGGACAAGCTACACCTTTCTGGCGGCGTATGGTGCAGCTTCCAACGTGACACCCGCGAATATGGCGGCTGTCGATTACATCGAGATCGAATTGAATTACGCAGCGGCGGCTGTCCCTTCAGGCGGTTCGGTCTGGATTGACTGGGTCGAAGCCTATGAGCAGCCCGAAATGCCGATGGCTGTGATCATCAGTGACGACGCCAACGACGACAGTTACACCACCATGATTCCCTATATGGAACAGTTCGGGATGCGGCTGAGCATCCCCACTATCAGCAGCTACACCGACTCTGGCATTGGAGCCAATGGGCCGACCATGACCTGGGATCAACTGTTGGAAGTGCAGGGGCGCGGGCATGAAGTGACCTGCCACAGCCGCCTGCACATGAACCTGAAATCAGCCCTGACCACACAGGACTACCCGTTGAGTCTGATCGCCGATGAGATGACCGGCGGACGGGCGGATCTCATGCGTCGGGGCATCGCACTCAGCGGCCTAAACCACTGGGTCTATCCCGGTGGCGGTGAAACACCTGATACGTATGACTATGTCAAACGGCATTTCAAATCAGCGAGGCTGGTGGGTGGGAGTTCCGTGGTGGCGGCCCGTGGTCAGGATATGCACCGCCTCAGCTCGGCTTACGTCTTGAACAATGCGCCTGCCAGTTCCATCCTCAACCTGATTCAGCGGGTCAGCAAATACGGGGGGGTCATGCTGATTACCTTCCACCGCGTGCTGCCTGATGGGGTAACTCCTCAAAAAGTCGAAGACGTGAATTTCACGTACTTCAAGGGCATCATCGACGCACTGATGACGAACGATGTGCCAGTGGTAACGATGGAAGAATTTGTCAGCGGTTCCTATCAAAAAGTCTTAAATGGGCGTTACCGAGACCGTCTGACCGGAGACCACCGACGAACGAGTGTCCGCAACGGGGTCATGGTGACCGACTATGTGCCGCCTGTAGTAATACCCGGTACAAATCCCGTTCTGGTGATGCCTGCTGGAGCCGCCGCCGCCTATGATTTTCGGCCCGGTTCCAGCGCCACCGAACTCACGGACATCAGCGGTAATTTTCGGCACGGCGTGGTGCCTGCCGCGTTTCAGTGGCGGGATGCCCCGCAGCGGATCATCGCTACCGATGCCACCAAGCAGGTTGACTTGCCCCTGACCTTTCAGCTGGGAGGGCAGGCTGAATTTACGATTGCGGCGATGGTCTATATCAGTGACCGCACGGCGACCCGCACCATCTATCAAGAGAACACCGCCACCGTCACCAATAAAGTCCTGTTACGGGTTAGTTCTAGCGGGAATCCCGGCATGGTACTCAAGGACGATGCCAACGCAAGTTCCACTTATGATCACGGTCTCGTGGTGCCACAGGGCGCGTGGACGCTGCTGGTGATGAGCGTGAGTGCAGCCAATGCCCGCGTGACGTGTTGGGTCAGAGGCGGTGTGACGGGCAAAAATATCTACCCCAAAGGCGGTCAGACGGTCATCACGCCTGGCCCAGCGGCTCCAAATGCCCGGAAGCTCATCCCGGCGACGGGAATCGAAATCGGCTTACACCGTACCTATCTGCGGGAGTTCACCGATGCTGAAGTGGACGCGATGTGGGCCGTCGTCAAGGCTCAATACGGGTACTGAGTCGGAAAGCACAACACTGAAAAAGAAATCCGCTTGTATGCTGCCAGGAATGAAACTCTTTTATGTGCCCAACGAGGCTATTGAGGGCGATCAACTTGGTCCACATACCGTCTTCAAGCGCATGGTGGCTCAAGGAGAACTGAGCGACTATCAGGCATACCCACTTAATCTCCGTATTGAGCAGCTCGGCTTGGAAACTGCACAGGCGCAGATTCTGGCCCAAATTCAGCAACAGCAACCCGACCTCATCGTAATCTCTAAGTTTACCGTACCCCACCAGGTCAAAGGCATGGTGAAAGCGTGGCGTCAGGCGGCCCCCGGCTCGTTTATTGCCTACCATGATGGTGACCCCTACGGGTTGTTGCTCGTACGTCTGCCAGGGTCTGCCAAAGACGTGATTCGTGAGGTAGATGCCGTCTTCACAGTGGGTCTTGGGCAGCAACGGGAACTGTTTCAGTTCTTAGGAGCACGACGTGTGGAATACACGCCCAGTTGGACAGATACCATTCGTTTTGGGCACGACACATCCACAACCAAAGAGTGTGACGTGGTGCTGTTCGGGCGGTATTCTCAGATCAGACGACTGAAGATTCCTTTCCCCGGCGCGGCCCAACGGCTGCAGTTGGTGCGTCTGCTTCAGAAAGAGTACGGCGAAGGAATGCGGGTGTATGGGGGCGGCTACCCGGAGGACGTGAAGACGTTCGGTGTCGTGCCTTACGCCGAACAGGAGCGGGAAAATCGCAAAGCCCGCGTCACCGTAAGCTGGAATCACTTCCCAAAGACGCCTTACTACTACTCAGATCGCCTACCCATTGCACTGATCTCAGGTATGCCGCATGTGACCAATGCCTTTCCAGGCCACGCGCAGGTGTTCGCTGATTGCCCAGGCGTGTACTTTGCCCAGACGCCTGCAGAAGCACAGCGCATCATCAAAGAATTGCTTCAGAAGTCTGATGCAGAGTTGGCCGCAGAAGGCGAGGGGGCACGTCAATGGGTCTTTAAGAACCTGACGGCTGATGTGGTTATGCCCCGAGTTATCCGAAGAATGATTCAGTTACGTTCGGCCTGAGTCCACACAGAGTCGGCTGATTGTCAGGCCGCAAACACAAGATTTTTCTTGCCCCCGCAGTTCAGCGGGGGTTCGTCTTTCTCCCTTCCTGTGAGGTGAACATGGCTATTCTTCCCAAAGTCCTGACGGACTTCTGGCGGTACCGGGGCAGCATTCTCGGTACCGCCACCAGTGCCGATCCCACCAAGGCGATGCCTGTCAGTAGCAGCAACCCGCTGCCGGTTACACTGGTCGGCGCAACTACCATCACCTCCAATCAGACGATTACCGTCGCAGGCCAGGAAGCCACTTCCGTTCAGACCCGCCAGGTGCTCAGCGTGGGGGCTGCCGAGGTCGGCCTGACCATTCCTGCGAATGCCAACCGCGCCCTAGTCACTGTCACCGCTGGTGTGGCTCAGATGGGTTTCGGAGATGCGCCCACCGCGCCGGAATACGCGGTCAAGGAAGGCTTGCAATTATCTGGTGCTCAGTTGCCCGCCTTACGATTGATCCGCAGTGGCAGCAGCAACGCAACGGTCAGAATTGATTATTGGAGGGAAGGCGCATGACCTTAAAAATCTTTCGCCGTCCACCTGTTTCGCTACCTCTCGCCGTGCCCGTCTTCGGCCCGCCTGCCAACTTGACAGCAGTGGCCACAGTACCGGGCAACGTGCTGAACTGGGACTCGGTACCCGGTGCCCGGTACTGTGTCTTTCGGCGCAGCGCCACGGACCGCGACGATCCTCAGAACCTGAACAATCCGTGGGCCTGGGAACGCCTTACGGCTGAACCTATCGGCACCCTGACCTACACAGACAAATACGCCCGCGAGTTGGAGTTCTACGAGTACCGCGTCTTTGCAGTGAACTTCCTGGGGTCGTGGTCAACTCCTACCGTCGCCAGCGTCACGACAGCCAAATGGGCGCCGCAGAATCACCTCTGCCACTGGACTGAAGACGTAACACAGGGCGGATTCCTTGGGTGGTTTTTTGCGGGTGCGGCCGGGCAGGGGTCAGCAAGTGGGAGTGCGGGCAATCAGACCGTCACCTTTACGGCAGCGAGTCAGCACCTCTCCATTTACGTCCCTTGCTACACCTTAATAGGGAGGACATACACCTATTACTACCGGATGCAGGGGACTGCGGGGCAGACCATTGCGTTCCATACGGTTGATGATGAGAACTCAGGCAGCCCCCCGGATTATGTTCATACCTTTACGGGTGGGGTTGATGACATCGTGTTCACGTCAACGTTTACCACCAGTGGGCGGCGTATGCGTGTGGGGTTCAATACCTATACCCAGAATGACGGGGCGCTCGCTATGACTGCCCGCGTGGTGAACTTCAAGAGAATGCGGGTTGCGGCGGGAAACATTGCCTCTGCCACCATGATTGCCGGGTATGAGAAGACAGAGGGGCCGGGTACAACCTGGTGTGAACCACTTCAGATCAACACCCAGCACGTCACAGGCAGCAACCCGCTGACGGTCAGCAGCTGGCACCGCTCACTGGAAAGCCTGTGCTTGCAGACCTTCCGCATACAGGTCACGAATCAGATCAACTTTGTGGGCGCACGCTCGATCAGCCGGGGCCACCACATCACAGGGTCGGTTGCCAATGTCAAGTTTACCGCGACCAACACCCGTTTCTATGGTTTGAACCCTAAAGCGGCCAGTAAGTTTTTCGGGCGCGTCTGCACAGGTTCTTTCGATCTGGCAAACATCACCCAGTGCTATGCGGAGCGTACCTCTGGCGTGCATCTGGCTGGGTTTACCGGACGTGGTGCAGGGGCCATCAAGCTCACTCGAAGCCTTTTCAGGGACATTGATGGGCGATACGTCAATGCAGACGGTTCGTACATCCGTTCCAGTTGGGGCAGTGCCAGCGGCGCACCGGGGGGCACGGTCTTGGGCTGGGAAAGCGTGCAGATGATCTACATCTACAAGCTGCACAATGCCAACGCGCCCACGGTGTTTGTGCTTCCCTATGAGATTCCCGGCGTGGAGGTCTCCTACAACGAGTGCGTGAACCGTCCTGGCTTCAGTCGGCATGAGGACTTGATCAACTTTGACAACATGGTGGGTACAGAAGATTCCCCCGTGTTGGTGCATCACAATCGACTGTGGACCAGCGGACCGTGGGACATGTACCATCACGCAGCCTGGGCTGCTGGAACAACGCCTGCACCCTACAAATACGACAGCATTGTTGGAGACGCACCAGGCGGACCGGGTAGCCCTGGTGGGTTCAGTGGCACAGCCATTCTGCCGTCTGACCTGTTCGCGTTTGACCGCACATACATCTTCAAGAACAATAATTTCATTGAGATTTACTCGAATCTTGCCATTGGTGTTTCTGCGATTATCTCGCTTCAGGCCGGCCGCAACCAATCCATCCGCTCCAACAAAATCATTTCCAGCGGGCAGATGATGAGTGGGCTGGCAGCAGCGACCCAGAACCGCAAGGCGGGTGTCCAAATCACCCATTATGCTGTGGAGAACGGCAGCAATCCCCGCGCCTTTACGGATTACATGGCCATTGTCAATTTCGCCAAAGATGGAACGGCAGCGTCCAGTGGGGCGACCACCATCAGCGTGACCGCTTTGCCCAGTGCCCTACCCAACGGGGCCATGATCCATTTCAACAATGGCGCGTGGGCCTTGCTGACCTCAGCAGCAGCCAGTGGCGCGACCAGCCTCAGCACTACGGGTCTCTCCAAAGCGGTGCCCGCCAATGAGCCGTGCCGGGGCGGGATGGGGGAAGTGGTTTGGGTGAATATGGAAGCCGCCGACAACGACCTGCGGGTAAGCGGCTCGAACGCCAAGTCTTGGACGGACGCCACCCGTCAGCGTCCCAGTACGGCTAGCAGTGCAGGAGTCACGCCTGAGGAAGAGTGGGCGGAGCTTGGGCGCTGGCAACAAGAAGCCGCCCGCGCAGGCATGAGCACTGGCCCGATCACCGCTTAGGCTTTCCCCTCTCCACCCGCCCACGCCCTCGGCTGCTGGGCGGTTCTTCTTGGCCGATTGGAGGCCCATGCCTGAGAAACAAATCATCCCCGCGCTGGTCCCTGCCTTGCTTGCAGCGGGTCTCGCGGGCGTCATGCAGATCAGCGTCGTCCTAGTCCTCGCGATGAAGATGCGCCCCCTGCAATATCTCGGCGCGTTCTTCCTCAGCACGATCACCGGCGGCGGCCTGACGGTCCTACTTCAAGAACAAGCCCACTGGAGTCCCTTCCTGGCCGGTGTCTTTGGTGCGTTCTCTGGAGCGCTGCCCGCCATCATCGTGCCGCTGATCATCATGCGCCTGACCTTCAAGCGCCTCGGTATCGAAGGAACTGATCTCACGCAACTGTTCAACGTCATCCGGGGCATGCAAACCGATGGCCTCGCCCCAACACAGGTCGCCAAGCCTGAACCCAAGGAGGTGGAAGAGGATGGATCTGTTGACCGTTAAAGAGTGGTGGACGGCCTTCGTCGCAGGGCCAGAGGTGCTCTTCGGCATGCGAATGGCGAGCGCCGGGATTCTGGCGCTCTACAGCTGCCTGTGCTGGTGGGAAGTCTTCAGCCCGCCAGAACGCCGCTTAGACCGGCCCGCGTGGGAGCGGAGCGTGTGGCACCTTCTGCGCGTGGGTTTGGGCATCGCGTGCCTGGGTTTCTTCCTCTACTTCCTGTTTGCAGGGAATCTGGAGCGTGACCGAGTAGGGACGCCCACCCGTTTGATCTGGGGCAATTTTGCCGTCTCGCTGTTCTTCTGGATCCTGAGTCTGATCGGGGTCATGCGCCGGGTCGAATCCTGGCGTAGGCGGGCGGCGAGAGGAGAGGCGCTGTGAAGCACGCCCTGTTGCTGTTGGCGGCTGGACTGATCGTGCCTGCCCCCTTGGTTGATCTCCCAGCGTCGCTGTACACCACCACGATCACGGTCCGCCTGGCTGACCCGGTCGACCGGCGCGTGTTCGGCCTGGGCGTGAAGCCGGAACAGTTCTATTTCTCGTTTAAAACCGTCTACCGCATTCGTGGGGAGCTGGTGCGCCCCGCTGAGTTCTGGCGCGTGCCTCTCAGAGGCCGCGTGCTGCAAGTCAAAGCCGTTCGGAATGCGGGGTTTTGGTTTGCCACTGCGGCCAACGTGAAGGAGTGAGATGACGAATACCAGTGCTTTCTGGCCCACGCTCGATACCCCAACCACCCGCTACACCGTGCAACCGGGGTGCGGGTTTTTAGATGCCGCCTACTACGCTGCTCGTCATGCAGTTCACCCGGCCATCGACCTGAACGCGGTGACTGGCAGTGACACCGACCTGGGCGATCCTGTCGAAGCTGCTGACTCGGGCCGCGTGGTGGCCGTCATGTGGGATTCCTACATCGGCGGCATCGTGGAAATTCGGCACGAGGACGGCAGCACTTCCGGCTACTGGCACCTGCGCGATATTCACGTCAAGTTGGGCGAAGAGGTCAAGGGTGGTGACCTGGTCGGGCAGATCGGCAAGGGCGCGAAGCTGGACATGGCCGCGCACCTGCACTTCTACGTCAAGAAGGCAGGCGTGAACCTGCCTGCCAACTACTGGCCCAGCACGCACCTCAAAAACCGGACAGCCTGCGAAGCATTTGTTCGAGAGAACTACCACCATCCCGAGGAATGGCTGAAGGCTCGCGGGGCAAAACGGCGCATTGAAGATCTCCAGGCTGTGCGGGGTTCGCCCATCCGGGTACTGATCAACGACCTGGAGATCACGGGGCAGCTGGTACAGCGTCCCGACAGCGGCGTGACGGTAGACGCGCGGACGGAAACCGTGCGCGTGTACGTGAACAGCCGTGAGCCTGTACCCAGCATCTCTATTCCAGCGTTACCCCTGAACTAAGGCCCGCCGCGTCATTCACTGACGCTGACAATTCGCCTTCTTCCGGCCCTGCCTTCTTGGTGGGGCCGCGCCCTTGGAGTGTGCCTATGTTGAACGCTCAGCTTTTGTCTACCCTTCTTGCCCTCGGGAGCGCCACCCGCACCGGAGCCGCCCTCAGCCCTGACCTGGTCAAGCCCTGGCTTGATAAGCACCTCGGCAACCTGATCAGCAAGGCGCAGGCCCTGCGCGACGGCGCGACCTGGACGGAAGTCGGTGCGCTCCTGGAAGCGGCAGTACAGGCCGTGCAGGAACTCAAGCCCGTCCTGGCCGGAACCGCCCGCGCCCAGTTCGTGCTGGCTGTCGTGCAGGCCCTGGTCCGTGAGTTTGCGCCGCCTTCTGCGACCTGGCTGATGCCCTTGCTGGACAGCCCCTTCACGACCATGCTGATCGAGATGGCCTTCAAGCGTCTCTTCCCCTAAATAGCGGACAACTCAGGCGAAACGCCCTCACCTGCGCTAATGCGTGGGCGAGGGCTTTTTCTATTGGCCTATGGCACTTTGTGGAATGCCAGCCCACAAGTTATCCACAATTGGGACATAGAGCTGTGGATAACTCTGGCGTGCGTAATTCGTGCGTAATAGGTGAAGCCCTCAAATGTTTTCTGATGTCTCCAAATGTCACAACCCAATCAGAAATATGCTGTCTGAGACGATGCTCACGCCTCCGCTTGTTCTTGGGTGTCTCTGTATGTTTGCGGCTGTGACCCGCTTCACACGCGAGAGGTCGTAGGTTCAAGTCCTATACCGCCCACCAACAAGACAGGTTCAAGCAAGCAGTCCCACCTTTGCGGGTGGGATTTTTGCTGTTCGGCGCGGCTCACTTGACCGTGATAGGCAGTTCCAGCACCACATCCGCCGGACGGACGACAAGGGTCGTTGCTTCATTCCCGTCGCCGCTCTGAAACAGCTCGAAGGCTGCCCGGATGAGGTAGCGGCCTTGTGGAACAGCCTCACCTTCGGGTGTCCGTACATTCCATAGTTCAGACGCCAAAGCCAGGGTTTCGCCGGGCTTGAGGTCGATCAGGTGACCCACCATGTTGCAGAGTTCAACGGCTGGGCTGGGCCGCACCACTTCTCCTGTCTCTAGCCGCACCACTTCAAAACTGAAATCGCAAGACCCATGTAAAAATTTCAGGCGCTCGCGGCCCGTATTGGTGAGGTCAAGACTGATCTGGACGGCTTTGTCCCGCAACTCGGCGTTCAATACGGCGCGGTGGGGGTGCGGCAAGGTATCTGCGGGCGGCAATACTTGGGGCGGCAGCGAGGTAAACACGACGATGCCTGCCGGAAGCCGCCGCGCGACGAAAGCCTGCGCCCCGGCTTCCAGCACAGGCAACGCCAACCGGACCTCCACACGGTTGAGCTTCTGGTTAATTCCCAAGCCTGTCCATCCCCGGACGCCTTGAACAACTTCCTTGGACTCCAACAGCTGCGCGGCATTGAATTGCCCGCGCACAAATCTGACCTGTTGCGGGCTGAATCCGTTGCGGCGCAACTGCTCGCCCTGTTGGGCAAACAGGGTCTTTACCGCGGTCTGCCGGGCCGTCTCATCGTCCAGAGTGGTCACGATATAGAGCAACTTGTCTTGGGTGTAGTAGCCCCCAAAAGCGGGCGCGAGGCGGGCGATGGCTGCGTTCTGCTCGTCAAAGTTCTGATAGGAGCCGTCCTGATAGGAGACGGACTGCTGCAACGGCGTTGACGACGAAGGGGGCGAACCTTGCCCGCCTGCTGAAGCGAGGCAAAAGCTGGCGCACAACATCAGGCCGCGAAACGGGGTCAT